TTTTGAAAAAATTTTTTATTTTCATCAAAACCGTGACACCCTATATTTTCAGAATCTTTTGAATATGCACCTCTTCTAATATGAATACCATAATTACAATTATGAGTATGTTTTTTAATAAGATTTTCGAGTTCGGGTGTGGGTTTTAGTATATTTCTACATAAGGAATGTACATTTTTATATGTAAATGGATTTATAATAATTCTGGGTTTATACTGTGCCTCATTTGCGTCTTCTGTTACCGTAATTCCGTTAAATGTAACACCTCGATCAACGTCTAATAAATTTTTATAAACGCGTGGATTTTTATTACTATATGCAAGATCTGTCAAGAATATTACCACATTTCCCCATCCCATTGAATCTGGTAAATAAAGTGTCGACATTTTATAAATAATAACAATTATTCTTTAATTATTTAAAGGATTATAATTATTTTAGAATAGATGTACACTTATATAGTTCATTACTCAAAAAATAAAGAATTAGGAGAGGAATTGGAAGAAAGATTTCCCAACGCACATATAATAAAAGAGTATGATCGTGAAGATATTTTTGTTTCATGGATGAAATATATAACAAAAAGTAACCAAGAATTATCTATGGTTTCATGTAATATTAAACACTTTGAGGCTTTAAAACATATGGTAGATAATGATATAGAGGAGGCTTTTATATTTGAAGATGACGTTGTTTTACGAAAAGATTGGGAAACATTATTTATAGAAAATAAAAAAAAGTACTTTCGTGATGAAATGTATATAAAAATGGGGTGTTTTCATCGTATTAATATAGATACATTACCGGTTGATATGATGTGGATAGCTAACAATGGTGGTACAGAAGCTCAATATGTTACAAAAAGATTTGCACAAATTATGTTAAAAAATATTCGAATGGATAATACTATAGATTTAATTCATCAAGGGTGTTTAAGATCGGCAACTATACCTTTTATTCCCGTTGCTACTCAAACTTCTGTGATAACGCGAAATGATGATGCGGGTCATATATCTTATACAAAAGCTGTACCATGGAGAGAATATGTAAAAAATTATTATTCCAGTAATACTTTATTTAATTATTATGAATTAGTAGAGGAATTTGATATTTTTCTAAAAAGGAAAAAAGAAATAGAGAATGCTTTTTTCAATAGATATAATAAACGCGTTGATATAAAACGTATTGATTATATATACAAAAATGAATTTTAATTTTTTATAAATTGTATTAAATCATCACGCACTTTCTCTTGTTTCCATCCTAAAGATTTAAGTTTTTCTGATGATATATAATATCGACTATCATTAAATGGTCTATCATCGACATATATTATATATTTATCATAATCATCAGAACCATTTATGGTTTTAATCATAAGTTTTGTGACATCCATAACTGATATTTCATCATCTGAAGCTATATTGTAAATTTCACCCGGTATACCCTTTTTCCAAACGGTATCAACTGCGTTTACAACATCGTCTACATGCATGAAAGCGCGTTGTATTTCAGAACTTTTAGTTCCATGTATCGTACACCTTTTTCCTTCGCGTAAAAGTTTTTTAAATTTAGGTATAAGTTTTTCGGGATATTGATTTGGACCATATACGTTATTACATCGTATTGTTTTGATATTCATTTTATATGAATCTATATATGATTGAACTATCATTTCAGCAGCCGCTTTAGATGCCGAGTATGGATTTGTTGGTTTTAAAACACCTGTATCTTCTGAAAATGGTATTTCTGTAATGGATTCTCCATACACTTCATCCGTACTAAAATGTATAAATTCTACTCTTGGTTTAAGTTCACGTAATTTATCGAGTAAAACATGTGTACCAAATGCATTATTTAGGGTAAATTTTTTAGGATCGGTGAACGAGTTATCTACGTGACTCATGGCTGCAAAATGAAAAACGACATCGAAATCATATTGTTTAATTAAGTAACCGACAAGGTCTTCGTCGCATATATCACCCTTTACAAATGTAGAAACACCTGGATTTACATTATGTATATTTGAACAGTAATCGAGTTTATCTAAGTTTATAAATTTAATTTCGGGGTACTTTTCCTTCATTAAATTTAAAAAATTAGAGGCTATGAACCCACAGCCACCTGTAACTAAAGCTGTCGTCATTATTATTTATCTTTGGCAAAATTTTTAAGTAAATTACACACGCGGTCGACATCTTCTATAGTCATTCCGTGATGGGCACCCAGTAAGAAACCATCTCGCATAATTTTATCCGCGTTTTCAAATCCCTGTTTGAACTCCCTGAATGCGGGATGTCGAGTAATGTTACCTGCAAAAGTAACACGGGTTTGAACATCATTTTCTTCGAGGTATTTTACAATACCGAGTCTATCGTCACATTGGAGAGGTATAGCGAGCCAATTTGGTTTTCTGGAATCATCTGGTAAAGTATAATAAGGGCAATCCTTGAGATTTTCGATGTACCTTTCTATCATTTCACGCCTGATTTTTAAAAATCCCACAAGTTTATCGAGTTGTACAAGACCGAATGCGGCGTTCATTTCACATGCTTTTAAATGATACCCAGCAACTCCATATAGAAATTTCCAATCGTATGGAATACCGTCAACAGAGAAATTAAACCTCTCCGATGGTTCTTCTATATTGTCGCCAATTCTCCCCCAGTCTCGGAACATGAGTGCGCGTTTATAATACTCTTCGTTATTGAACATAACCATACCACCAACTCCACCCGCAGTAATAACATGACTCGCATAAAAACTTGTAGTGCTTATATGCGTACATTCATTTCGAGTAATTGTATCTGCAGAATCTTCTATGAGAGGTATTCCTGGACAAACTGATCTAATACCTTCCCAATCGGGTACATTACCAATGAGATTTGGTATAATAACACATTTTGTTCGGTGTGTTACCGCGGATACTACCTGCCATGGAGCGGGTACATATGTTGTTAATTCAACATCGCAAAATTTTGGAACAAGGCCGAGTTGTAAAATAGGAGCAACTGTAGTTGCAAATCCACACGTGGGTGTAACGACTTCTGAACCTTTCGGGAGATCAAGTGAAGCGAGTGCAAGTAATATAGCGCTACTTCCAGAGTTTACGAAAAGACCCATTTTTTTACCAAAAAGAGACGCCGTTCGCTTTTCAAATTCTATGGAACGTTTGCCAAACCCAGCTAACCAACCGTCCCTGAGACATTCTTCTACGGCTTTTATTTCTTCTTCTCCATATGATTCGAATTTATTGGGTGCGTACCAAACCTTTTTAGGCATTATCTTTAATAATCAAATATTTTCTTTAAATCATTAATATTGTCTATATCAATATATGTTTTCATTTTAGAAATATCTAAACAACATAAACTTCTATTTGATTTTTCCGAGCTGATTTTATGTTCTATATCAAAACATTGTAATATTTCTGATAAGGATATGGTGCCGTCATTTACAAAATTTAATATTCCAGTTAATCTATGATCCATAATATCTTGCAATTTCGGAAAAAGTGATGGTACAATAGTTGCGGTTATTCTTGTATTATGTATATTTTCTGTACGCGTTTTCAACTTTTCTAAAAAACATTTTGGGTTTCCATCTCCTGTTATGGGATAAAGTATTCTTAAGTACAATACGTCGTGTATATATGCATCATGTATTATATTTTCTAGTACAACTCTCGATTTAGAATAAAATGTACCTGTATAAGTTGGTTTATCAGTTTCAGAAAACATTTTATCGCCATCGAAAACGGCACCGGAACCCAATATAGTCAAATGAATACCTAATTCTTTGCATATTTGTATGAGTTGTAATTGGCACGTAACATTTACATTTATAGTTTCATCTTTGTGACTTTCACACCAATCTATAGTTGGTTTACCAGAAATACCCGCCGCGGATATAATATATTTAGGATTTATAAATTTAATTTTTTCCCTTAAAACTCCTGTATCTTCTAGTCTTGTATTTAAACCTATACTTTTTGGTATATACTTTAGTAAATTTGAACCGAGATAACCATCTGAACCTAATATAATTGTATTTATTTCAGTAAAAAGTGGATTCGATGCGTCTTTTCTTGATACGATTACATTCTTTACTTCCGTAGGCCATTCTATGTTTAAAGTTGGGTCATTCCAATGATAGTTTTTTTCGAGTTGTTGTTGAAATTTACCACCTAAAAAATATGTAACTTCACTTTCCTCATAACAAAAATATCCATGTGCACAATTAGCGGGTATAAGTAATGAATCGCATTTATTTAATATATATGCATCATATGTTCCATCGGGTTTTACTATAACATCAAATATTTTACCCGAATTAACTGTTATATATTTTGGATAGGGGCTACAATGAAGACCTCTTAAAACATGTTTATTATTTTTACTCGTAAAACATTGTTTTATTTCAAAGGGTAAAGTATCTATATTAAAAAGTATTTCACCTCTTTCGTCTACGAATGATCTCATTTAATTTAAAGATTTTGTATTCTTTAAATTAAATGGATAAGTTAGATAGTAATTATTTAGAACTTTTCAATACACAAGATAATACTAAATATTTTGGAGATTGGATTAATAATATAAAATATTATACAGATAAATTTGTAAAAGGTGAACCATACAATAATGTCATTATACCCAATTTTTTAAATAATGAAGTAATTGAACAGATAACAGAAGATTTTCCATGTGATTTTCAAGAGAATGAAGATTGGTTTTATTATAATAATCCACTCGAAGTAAAATATTTAAATTCTTCTATAGAAAACTTTCCTAAATCGATAAAGGATTTATATTACGTACTCTCTACTAATCAGTTGGTAAATATATTTTCAAAAATTTCAACGATAAGAGATTTAGAGTATGATACTACTTTATATGGAAGTTCTTTACATGCACATGGTAGAAACGGTAGATTAAATTTACATTTAGATTACGAAAAACACCCTATTCTTGAAAATAGAGAAAGACGTTTAAATCTGATACTCTATCTTAATAAGGAATGGAATGATGAGTGGAATGGTCATTCTGAATTATGGAATGAGAATGTATCTAAATGTATAACAAAACACAGTGTAAAATTTAATTCAGCTTTACTTTTTCAAACGAATAATATGTCATGGCATGGTACACCAGAAAAAATTAAATGTCCCGAAGGTCAATATAGAAAGACATTAGCTTATTATTATATATCACCCTTGGTATCTAAACCAGATTTAAGTAAATACGGTGTAGATTCAAGTGGATATAGAACAAAGGCTTCATTTATAAAAAGGCCAAGTGATCCAGATTATCCACAATTACAAAAAATGTATGATATAAGACCAAATAGACGAATTACAAATGAAGATATTTTAAATATATGGCCAGAGTGGAACAGTGATTTATTTTAGTTAAAGATGTAAATACTTTAAGTAATATGAAGCATGTATTGATTACGGGTGCAAGGGGTTTTGTTGGTGCTTCTATGATTGAATATTTTCTTGAAAATACGGAATATACTATATATTATATAAAGAGACCACCAAAAGAAGATGATCGTTTAAAACAAATAAATTTTAAAGATAGAGTATTTAAATGGAATGGTGAAAATATAGATATTATATTACACGCGGCCGGTAATCCCAGTTCTTTGTCATGTATAGAAAACCCCATGAGTGCAATAGAAGATAATGTTTTAGAAACGGTTAAAACATTAGAAATTGCTAGAAAATATAAAGTTGAACATTTTATATATTTCAGTTCTGTAGAAGTGTATGGAAAAAATGGATTATGTTATGAAGAAGATGTTTGTTGTGCTCATAATATGTACGCGGCGTCCAAATATTCCGGGGAACAGATGTGTAAGGCGTATGAGATGAGTTATGATGTTCCGTGTTCAATAGTTAGGTTAAACAATACATTTGGGCACTTTTGTCAGAAAGAAAGATTTCCAATGATTGCTATTAAAAAATTATTGAATAGAGAAGAGTTTATAATTTATACATATAATAATGAAGTGATTGGAAGAAGATGGACATCTATATATGATGTAGCTGATATGGTAAATTTTATACTTAAACAGCCACCAGGTAAAATTTATAATACAACGGGTGATTACATGTCAAATCTAGATTTTTTAAAGTGTATAGCTAATTCTATGTCAATTCATGAAATTAATTATAAACTTGTTGATGAAAATATAAAGGGGAGAATAGGTAATCAAGATGCACCCCCAGATTTTATTCGTTCTCTGGGTTGGAAATCCACTAAAACTTTTGAAGAAAGTATTAATGAATTTGTTAGTTCCACCCTAAACTCTTTTTAGGTGGAACATCAACTATCATATCACATTCAAAGTCAATATATGGTGTCATATTTTCTAATGAATTACCAAATTCAAGTTTTGGGTATATTTTTTGTGTTTCTGGAATAGGGATATCAGTTAATGTATTTACACCATACGCTTCAGCTATTTTTACAAAGTTTACTTCATCTCCAAATACTTCAGATTTATCGGTTGCTACGTATTTTGAGTCGAAATAACTGTCTTGAAATTGTTTAATTATACCATATCCATTATTATTTAAAATTATAATATCAATATCAAGATTATATTTTTTAACGGTTAATAACTCCTGTATATTCATTTGAAAACCTCCATCTCCATCTATACAGTATACCTTTTTATTAGGAGACCCAATTGCTGCACCTATTGCACATGGTAGTGCAAAACCCATAGATGAATTTCCGTAATTTGTAAATAATTTATGATTATTTTTTATTTTTGCGGATTGCATAGTCCATACAAGATTACCACCTTGGTCCGGTATGACTATAGAATTATCTGGTAAAGTTCTAAAGAATTCATTTAAGTAATCGTACACTGCGGAATCTCCTTTTCTTGTTAATTCTTCTCCATATATAGTTTTCCAACCATTTAATATATCTTTCCACTCTGTGAATTGTGTTTGTATAGGTGAATTTTGTAAATTAATAAAAAATTCTTTTAGATCCGTGCATATTGAATGATCTATATGTATATTTCTTTCGGGTAATTTTTTAATTTCGTTTAAATCTACATCGACCATGACTTTTTTAGAATACATTGAAAAAAGAGAACCATTACCACCAGTTTGTCTACTATCTAAACGTGAACCTATAATAATGAGTAAGTCTGCATTTTGAACTGCATAATTTGCACATCTGTCACCATAAACACCATGCGAACCAATACGTAAAGAATGATCTGTTTCACATATATCAAATGCACCCCAAGATACTACAAAAGGTATATTCGTGGTTTCTGCAAATTCGATTGCTTCATTTTTTACACCCGCTAACTTTACTCCATGTCCAAAAATTATAAGTGGTCGTTTTGATTCGTTAATGTATGGTGTTAAATTATATTTAGTATCGGTTTTAGTAGGCCATAAAAAATGAAGACATGGACCAGGTGTGTTTTCCGGTATATTACTCATTTGTATATTTACTGGTAAATCCATTAACACTGGTCCAAAACGCGGCTTTATCAGTTCCGATAATAAGTTTTCCAGTGTATTTCTTATATTATCCACATTTTTAACGTGTAAAGATTTTTTGGTAACGTTACCAAAAAGATCCGCCACGGGCATTTCCTGAAAACCTGTCTGTCTAGGTTTAGATGAAAAATTATTTAAATCCTCGGCCGTATTTACCTGTCCAGTTATGAAAAACGCGGGTATAGAATCGTACCAACATCCACATACACCATTTAGAAGGTTTTGAACACCTGGACCGCTTGTTACGGCTACACATGCAATTTTACCAGAACTTCTATAGTACCCTTCTGCTGCCATAGCAGCGGATTGTTCGTGTTGAAAACAATAATACTTTACTTTAGGGTTATTTGAAATTGCATTAATAAAAGGTACAATTGCACCACCTGTTATTACAAAATAAGTATCTATACCATTATTGTATAATGTATTTATTATGTAATCACAGACATTCATTTCTATTATAAAACAAGGGAATCTTTAATTGTATTTCCACGAACTCCCTGGCATACCTAATAGTTTATTTAATTCCTTTTCAGACATTTTATAAACATGTTCTTCACCTGGAAAGTTACCATTGTGTACTTCTTTTTCATATGAATTTATAGCATCAATAAAAAATTTTTCTCCATTAACAAATTGTTTTATGAATTTAGGTTTAAACTCCCAAAATAATCCTAATATATCATGTACTATAACTAATTGTCCATCTACCCGTGGACCTGCACCTATACCATATACGGGTATTTTCAGCTCTTTAGCGACAATTTCCGACACTTCTTCGGGTACAGCTTCTATGAGTAAAAGTGATGCACCCGATTTTTCTATATTTTTAGCTTGTTCAAGAAGTTTTTTTGCGCTATCATTTGTTTTAGCTTGTACTTTGTATCCACCTATTTTTGCACGTGTTTGTGGAGTTAAACCTAGATGTCCCATTACAGCTATACCAGCATTTGCGATAGATTCTACTCTCTCGGGTACATAACCTTCTACTTTGACCGCGTCCATACCAATTTTTATAAATTCTCCTGCATTTTTTATAGCTATTTCATTTGATGGTTGGTAAGACATAAAAGGCATATCTCCTATAAGAAATTGATTTTCCGAACCACGTTTAACCGCTTTACAGTGCATTAGCATCATCTCCATTGTAACTTCATTCAAACATTTCATACCATGTACAGTTGAACCAACCGTGTCACCTACAATGATAAAATCGATATT